CTTATATTAATGATTCGTTTGTAATCAAATCAACACAAGAACCAATATATCACGCATCACAAGTTGCCTTGATCAACGCTAAAAATAAAATCTATCTAATAGAACCGTAAATGCCATTTCCTAAACAAGTAAAAAAGAAGATTGATTTAGTCCCACAGAAAGAGTTACTAGCACGCAGGGAACAACTTTTGGATTACATCACAAGAGATGGTACCTATTTGCCCAAGTCGGTTTTACACGCTGATTTGGATAGAGGTATGTTGGATTTTGTGAAGAACGATCTTGAGACGGTAACATCAGGAAAAGTTGTACCTGTCGTTGATATTATGATCACCACACAAAACTGGGCTCAGTTTACTGAGACTTGGAACTTTTCTGATTTGGATAAGAACGTTAAGGTTCCATTCATGACTGTGGTTAGAAACCCTGACGTGAAGTATGGATCAAATCCGGCACTTATTTATAATATCCCCAACAGAAGACAGTATTATTTTGCCACGGTTCCTACTTGGGATGGTCAAAGGAAAGGGATAGACATTTATACCATACCGCAACCTGTACCTGTAGATATTATTTACAGTCTTAAATTCATGTGTAACAGAATGCGTGAGTTGAATCAACTGAATAAGATTGTGATGCAAAAATTTGCGTCCCGTCAAGCCTACACGTTTGTTAAAGGTCATTATGTTCCAATTATATTACAGAACGTGTCTAATGAATCTGTGTTGGAGTTGGATAAAAGAAAATATTATATTCAAAGTTACGATTTCTTAATGATGGGTTTTTTAATTGATGAAGAAGAGTTCGAAGTGAAACCTGCCATTTCCAGAACTGTACAATTATTGGAGACGAGTAATTCCAAAAGGAGGAGACCAAAAAAAGTTTATCCGGAAAATGCAACAGAGTTTCCCCTCACTTATAATTTTGCAGTAGGAGAATCGGCATATACTGAAACTTACAAATACACGGCAACATTAAATTTCGATAGTAAGGTCAATGTAAATAATTGGGATGTTTATATCAACGATTATTATTATGGACAGAATGTTTATACAATACAAATGACTTCAGGTGATGTGATAAGGTTTGAAATTGAACCTGTGGACTCATCAGCTCCTTCGTCTCTACTCTATATTGCTGACTTAAGTGCGTTAAATCCAAGTGGTTATTCGGGAAATACCAACGGATAAATTAATCTTCACCGTACAAATCGGTTTTCTCTCTACATTTTTCCATTATCAAGTTTTCGAGGAACTTGTAGATTTTCAAACCTCTCTTATCGCAATACTTTCTAAGTCTTTCATGGGACTCAATAGAGATCTTTATGTTCTTTATTTCTTTCTTTGTTTTTGACGTTGTTTTCATGGGCAGAAAAAAGGCAGAATTAAATATCCTGATTTACAAATACATATGCGAGAACAAAGATTTTTGTCTTTAATTTAATATTTATGAATAAAATAAATTCAACTAGAACTTTTTAATAATGGCAACAGCACAAAAAGTATTCGTATCACCTGGTGTTTACACTACAGAGACTGATTTATCATTCGTGGCTCAGAGTGTGGGGGTAACCACTTTAGGTATCGTTGGGGAGACCTTGACCGGCCCTGCCTTCGAACCAATTTTCATAACAAGTTTTGATCAGTTCCAATCTCTTTTTGGACCTACGTCTCCAGAAAAATTTGTGAACACTCAAATCCCTAAATATGAAGCGGCTTACATTGCTAAGTCATATCTTCAACAGTCAAACCAATTGTTTGTTACAAGAATTCTTGGTTTGTCAGGATATGATGCGGGACCATCTTGGTCTTTCACAACTATAGCGAATGTTAACCCAACTACAATAGGAACATCAGGTTCTTCTGTAGATTTCATTTACAGTTTCTCAGGAAACAGTGGTGGAACCATAACAATTACACAAGGTACAATGCCTGATATTATTTTCGATAATCTTGACACTCCTTACACTCAGAACAATGGTTCTGCTTCTTCATTGAGAACAGATATCGAATCTCAAATTATGGGTATTGCAAATGCTTCGGGAGCTACCTCAGGATCAAGTCTTTATGTTTATGGTGCAATTGACACTCAAGACCTAATTGATTTGACAGGAGGTACATATACTGGTGTTACCAATGTCTTCAGTGTAAGTGATTTGGATAATGCGAATATTGTATTTACAGCGGAAACTAATGACGAGTGGTATTATGCCACTTTTGATAAACCTGATACCTCATTACAAGGGTATACTGGTTATTCGTTCTTGAATTATGTTTCATCTATCAACGGTGAAGGGTACGCAACATATGCAACCTTCTCAGGCGCTATGTCAGGTTCGGTTTACTACTACTCAGGAACATCTTACACCGAGTATGACAATGTTGTTGTGGCTACTCTGAGATCAAGAGGTATTTCACTTTATAATGCAACAACTGCGGGTCCAAGATATCAAGTTTCTGGTTTAACAGATCTTGGATTAGACCTTTCAGGTTCTTACTCAGGATTGACTTCTAATCCTTATTCTACTTTCGCAATTACGGGTACAACCTATGAGGGAGATAATTTCTCATTTGAAACTTCATTCCAATCATCAGATTCAGAATATATTACAAAAGTATTGAGTGTTGCTAACTTCTCAAAATCAAGATTAGACGTTCCTGTGTTCGTGGAGGAAATCTACCAAACAATGTTGAACTGGTCTTATAACAACGGTTATATCCGTGGTATTAATTCTGAGTTTGTTGCATTACCAGAAGCAAGAGGTGGGGATTTAACATCAATCGCAAATAATTTATTCGAATATCAGAGTCCAAGAACTCCTTGGGTTGTCTCTGAATTGAGAGGTAATAAAGTTTATAATCTTTTCAAGTTTGTTTCTATTTCTGATGGAGATGCTGCTAATACACAAGTTAAGATTTCAATCATGAATATGTCGTTTAATAACTCGACGTTTGATATCATGGTTAGATCGTTCTTTGATACCGATGCTAATCCTGTAGTTCTCGAGAAATTCACTAACTGTACTATGGATCCAAATCTTAACTCATTCGTAGCTAAGAAAATTGGTTCTTCAGATGGTGAGTATCCATTGAATTCAGCTTACATAATGATTGAGTTGTCAGAAGAGTATCCAATTGATGCTTTACCTTGTGGATTCGAAGGATACGAGATGAGAGATTATCAAGGGGATACTCAGTCTCCACTTCCAATCTATAAAACAGAATACTATTTTCCTGGTCAAGTAATCTACAATCCTCCTTTTGGTACAACCAACGGTGGATCAAATGTAGTTACAAGTTCAGGGGATAATGTAAGAAGAACATTCTTAGGTTTTTCAAATACTGTGGGTATCGACGAGTCTTTCTTACAATTCAAAGGTTTCCAAAATATTGTAGACCATTGTGATACCAATGTTGAGGCTCCTTTCAACTATAGAACTAAAGGATTCCACATGGACTCAGGTGCAACTGTTGTAACAATTGCAAACACTTTCATGACAAGTGGTCAATCCGCTTTCGAAGTGGGTGTTGCAAGTTTCAACTCTGAACCTACATCTCCTGAAAACCCTTACTATAGAATCTTTGCGAGAAAGTTCACACTTTGTTTCGCAGGTGGATTCGATGGTTGGGACATCTATAGAGAATCAAGAACCAACACAGATGAATATATCTTAGGCGCTTCAGGTTACCTAAAAGGTGCTTGTCCAACATCAAGATATCCTTCAGCAACTGGATGGGGTGCTTTCAGAGACTACGCTTACGGTGATTTAGTATCAAATTGGGGTAATAGTGACTACTACGCATACCAACTTGGTATTGCAACTTTCGCTAACCCTGAAGCAACGAATATTAACGTGTTCGTTACACCAGGTGTCGATTATGTAAATAACAGTGGTCTTGTTGAATATGCTGTAGATATGGTTGAGGATGACAGAGCAGATTCAATCTATATCTGTACAACTCCTGACTACGATATGTTCCTTCCTACAACGTACGATAATGTTGGTTTAATTTATCCAACTGAAGCGGTTAACAATTTGGAAGAGACGGGTATCGATTCAAACTATACAGCAACTTATTATCCATGGATCTTAACAAGAGATACGGTTAATAATACACAACTTTATATTCCTGCAACAGGTGAAGTTTGTAGAAACTTAGCTCTGACTGACAATATTGCTTTCCCTTGGTACGCATCAGCGGGTTACACAAGAGGTTTGGTAAACTCAATCAAGGCAAGAATCAAATTAACTCAAGAGAATAGAGATACTTTATATCAAGGTAGAATCAACCCTATCGCAACTTTTTCTGATGTGGGAACTGTAATTTGGGGTAACAAAACTCTACAAGTCGCAGAATCAGCACTTGATAGACTTAACGTTAGAAGACTTCTACTTCAAGCTCGTAAGTTAATTTCAGCTGTAGCGGTAAGATTGTTGTTCGAACAAAACGACGAGATTGTTAGACAACAATTCTTGGATAGTGTTAACCCTATCATGGACTCAATCAGAAGAGACAGAGGTGTTTACGATTTCCGTGTGACAGTTTCTTCATCACCTGAAGACTTAGACAGAAACACACTTACAGGTAAAATTTATCTTAAACCAACAAAGTCTCTCGAATTCATCGATATCGAATTCTTGATTACTCCAGCGGGAGCGACTTTTGAAAATATCTAATAAAATATAATTGGGGGGACTTGTTCCCCCCTTTTTAGCCAAGATGAAAGAAGAATTTAAAGAAGGTTTTACGGAAAAGGGAAGTCCCGATATGAAATATTATGCGTTTGATTGGGACGATAACATTGTACACATGCCAACTGAAATAGTCCTAAAGACAGAAGATGGAGATGAGGTAGGTATGTCAACTGCGGATTTTGCGGAGTACAGGGGGAAGATAGGTAAGGAAAACTTCAACTACAAGGGGGATACCATTATAGGACTTGCTGATGATGCGTTCAGAAATTTCAGAACAGGGGGTGATAAACAATTCCTAATAGATTCGATGAAAGCAAAAATAGGACCGGCTTTCGATGATTTCAAAGAAGCGATCAATAGTGGTTCCATTTTCTCAATAATCACAGCAAGAGGACACAACCCAAACACAATCAAACAAGCCGTCTATAATTATATCATTAATAATTTCAATGGTATAAATAAGGAAAAGTTATTGAAGAATCTCAAGAAATACCGTTCATTTGTAGGTGAAGAAGAAATGACGGACGATGAATTAATAAAGACATATTTGGAGCTCAACAAATACCACCCCGTTTCTTTCGGAGATGAAGAGGCGGCTAAGAGTCCTGAGGAAGCTAAAGTAGATGCAATGGAGGGCTTTGTGAACTATATCAAAGCCATGGCCGCTTTACTAAATAAAAGAGCATTCCTAAAAAAGGACATTGCAAATAAATTCACACCTAGTATTGGATTTTCTGATGATGACATTAGAAATGTAGAAGTAATGAAGAAAAGGTTTGAAAAAGATTCAGATAATATTGTTAAAACCTATTATACTGGAACTGGAAAGAAATATAGAATGGAATAATGAATATCTTTTTTCACCGAATAAGTAAACAGAAAAAAATTTTCGGGGATATATTTATACTTATAAACACAAAAAACAAAAATTAATATATTATGGCTGACTTACTGATGAAAATGCCGATACCCTATGAACCGAAACGTCAGAATAGATTTATTCTGAGATTTCCTTCTACTTTGGGTATTAATGAGTGGTTCGTGGAATCCGCGGCAAGACCACACATTACGATCAATGCTACTGAGATTCAATTCCTAAACACCTCAACATATGTTGCAGGAAGATTTACATGGCAAACTATCCCTGTAACATTCCGTGATCCAATCGGACCTTCTGCGGCTCAAGCTCTTATGGAGTGGGTACGTCTACATGCAGAATCTGTAACAGGACGTATGGGTTATGCTGCGGGTTACAAAAAAGACATCGACCTTGAAATGTTGGATCCAACAGGAGTTGTGGTTGAGAAATGGATACTATATGGTACGTTCTTAACAGATGTTAACTTCAACGCTTTATCTTATTCACAAGATGCGTTAGCAAACATCTCGACAACACTTAGAATGGACAGATGTGTTCTTGTTTATTAATTCTTTAAAAAAAGTAAAGTCAGTTTATATTTAACCGTGGGGACAAAACTCCACGGTTTTTTTATGGATAATCAAACACAACAATACGCAACACAAAACCTAAGTCTTCCACATGACGTGGTTCCACTACCATCAGGTGGTGTTTTTTATAAAAACAAAAAATCTTCTGTTAAGGTTGGGTACCTGACAGCCAATGACGAAAATATCATCTTGGGAGGGGGTACAAATTTGACAATGGACCTAATAAGGGCTAAGTTGTATGAACCCGATATGAAACCTGAGGACTTGGTTGAGACAGATATTGAAGCAATCCTCATTTTCTTGAGAAACACTTCTTTTGGACCTGAAATCCAAATGACAGTAAACGACCCTAAAACTAATAAAAGTTTTGAAGCAGTCGTTTCCTTGGCGGAATTGAATATAAAGAAAGGAGTTGAACCTGACGCTGAAGGTTTATTTGAAACTACATTACCTGTATCCAACAGTGTTGTTAAAATTAAACCACTAACTTTAGGACAGATCAACGAAATTACTGAAATGGTTGATCAATATCCAAAAGGTAGACCTGCACCAAGAATAACATGGAGACTTGAGAGACAAATCGTAGAAGTTGACGGATCAAGAGATAGGTCACAGATTGCTCAGTTCGTAAGTAGAATGATGATTGCAGATTCTAAACACATAAGAAAATTCTTGGATGACAACGAGCCAAGACTTGATATGCAACGTGTTGTAACAACCCCATCAGGAGATAAGCTAACCGTATTCGTTGGCTTTGGGGTGGACTTTTTTCGTCCTTTCTTCTGATTATAGAAAATCACAAATTGATGAATTCTATTATTTGAGTTCGTTTTTAAAGATAAGTTGGCAAGACTTTTTAATAATGCCAATATTCGTAAGAAAATATCTACTTGAAAAGTGGATCGAAGATAATACAAAAGAAGGGACCTAAAATCGGTCCCTCTTCTATTTATAAGAAATTATATTCATGGCAGAGGATTTAGATCCATTAGGTACATATGATGAGGAGTTCAAAAAAATTGGAGAGATTCCTGGGAGAATAGCGGATGCAATTCAGAATCTGAATCTCTATGCGTCTGAAGTAAACAGGACATTTGGCCAAATGAGACAGCGTATCAGTGACGCTGTTACTGAGATATCTTTAGCAACACCTGAACTAAATAAGGTTGGTGGAACAGCGAAAGACGCTACCCAAACCATTATTGATACATCAAGTGCATTGAGAAAGAATGTAATTGCCTCAAGCGAAGCAATTACAGAGCTATTCACAACCTCTAAAGTTTTAGGAAGAGATGTTGATACTATAGTTGCAAATATGACTGATATTGGTATTCAGTTCGGCAACGTACAAGAAAATATGGTTGGTGCGGTTAACTATGTTCAATCAATAGGAATGAACACCCAACAAATAATGAGTGATGTTGTTGATAACGCTAAAATGATGAACAGGTTCAACTTTGAAGGTGGTGTACTTGGTCTAACGAAAATGGCTGCTCAATCTGCAATGCTCAGGGTCAATATGAGAGACGCAGAACAATTTGCCGAAAAAGTTTTTGAACCCGAAGGAGCAATAGAAACCGCAGCGGCGTTCCAAAGATTGGGTGTTACAGTAGGGGCGTTAGCGGATCCATTTGCACTTATGAACGCTTCGATCAATGATCCTGCAGGATTACAAGCATCCTTAGCGGAAGCAGCAAAAAAATTCACAATTTTTGACGAAAAGACAAAAACATTTAAGATAGATCCTGGTGGTATTAGACAAATGAGAGAGTTGGCTAAGGCCGCAAATATAGCTTATGATGATTTCACAAAAATGGGACTAGCTGCAGCTAATTCAGAAAAACTTCTTTCACAAATAAGATTTGCAGGAAACCTTTCAGAGGAAGATAAGATGTACATCTCTAGTATTGCTGAGATGAAAGGTGGTGAATATCAAATCAAAGTGAGGGATGAAAAAGGGGAAGAGGTTTTCAAAAACATACGTGATTTATCCGAAGAACAACTCAAACAAGCCGTTGAACAAAATAAGAAAGAGCCGAAAACAATGGAAGAAATTGCAAAGGCTCAGATGGATACAGGAAAGGCAATGGCCGGAGATATTGCCTCAATAAGAAACAGAATTGTTTATGGTGTTGCCGGTGCTGATGGTGTAAGACAGATTCCTGAAATAACAAGGAAGTTAGGGGAAAGTGTAACAGACGCTTTGAAAAAAATTGCACCTGAAACTAAGGATATACAGAATGTTACAGGAAAGGCAATAACCGAGTTAGGTAAATCAATGGCTGATGTAATACAAGGTAACAAATCATTCCAAGATGTAGGAAAAGAATTAATGGACAAACTGAAAGGGTCTGGTGTTGATATATCTCAATTCGCCGACAAAATGGGAACCCTACCTGAAAAACTGATGGACTCCGTTTATGAAAAATTCAAGGACGACAGGAGTGAATTAGGAAAAATGATTAGTGGTTACTTGAAGCCGGGGTCTTCAGCAAGAGGAGAATTCCAAAAAGGGATGAAGTCTACGATGGATCTTGGTAAAATGACAAAGTCTGCACAAGTCACAGAGTCCAAAACCGTTACACACGACGGTAAAATTACTTTTGAATTCAAATCTGACGGTAGTATGGACCCACAAGTTGTTAGAACAATTGAAAAGTGGGTTGAATCACAAGAAGGTTCTAAGAAACTTTATACATTATTGTCCACAATGAAAGACGCTACGGGACAATCTATACTTGAAAAGGCAAAGAAATAAAAAATTAGCTTTTCCCTATTTATTATAAAACAAACTGAATGCCTAGCCCATTAGATTACGGTAGTACAGAAGCCTTCAGAAAACGACTTCTAACAAGAAATCTGAGATCATACAAGTTGGCTCCATACGTCGACCCAAATCAGGTTGCTTACCCAACAGTACTGACTGACCAAGCGGTTGTAGACAGTCAACCAGACCCATCGGGTTATGGATTGGTTGTCTTCAATGACAGAATGGCTAGATTCAATGTTTATTCTCCAGATACACCATTCGAATATTCCACAGGAACTGTAATTAAGGAATCAGAATTTGAACCATATCCAAACTTCAATTCATCATTTTATGAACCTGTTGACATATTATTTGATAGAGATCCATTAGGTTCCAATGGTCTTTTGAGTTCAGATTCATTCATTGCTAAGATTGGTGCAACACAACTTAAAAAACTTTTTGAAGAAAGAATTGCGGTAGAAATATACCAACGAACTGTCGGTAGAGCAAATATTGGAGGAGCGGCTAGTGGTAGTAACTTATTTGGAGTATTAACAAACAGAATCCCATTAATTGAACCTAACTATCAAATCACATTACCAGCCAACCCATTGTTAGCTGCGGTTGATTTAGCGGTAAGATTATCAGGAAGTTATGTTCCATTTTCACCAATACCAGGTTCATACTTTGACACCGAAATAAGATTAGGACAACCAACAACAATACAACAGATTGAGAAAGCCTTTTCATTTGTTACTCAATCTGGAATAGGTAAATTCTTCGCTCGATTACTCGGTTCTGCTGACTCTGGATCACAAAAATTCTTGAGTAACACTGGCCCTGGTCAAAAAAGTGTTCTATTCAAGAACATTGACATGAACAGGTTCAAACCTGATTATGATAGAAACTTCTTTGATAGATTGGGAGGTGCTATTGTTGGTGGTCAGGCAAATAGTTCGAACTACTACGTAGGATCAAGGACATCGGACCCATCAATGGTGTTTTCACCAATTGGTGATTTACCAACGGATCACTTTGGTAGACCCATACAATCCCCTGTGTATGGTCCATCAGAGTTAGCTCAACTATATGAAGGAGTTGAACAGTCACCCGGTTTAGGTCCCGCAGGAGTGCCATACGTAGACGGTGGTGGTATAGAGGGTGGAATGACTTGGGTGTCACCAAAATACAAAAGGAATGCTGGAAAATATGTTGGACCTGGTGGTAAAGAAATGGGAGAAGATCCTGATTTTGACCCATCTACTTATGATGATTCCAATTCAACAAGATTCAAATTCAGGACAGGATCTATCTTGGATGAAACACAAAGAATTGTAGAAAGCCAACCAGCAGGTGCAAAAAGATTTGAACACGTTGGAAATGCCATAGACCAAGTAAGTAAAGTGTTTAGTGACGGATACAAAGAAATGACAAAAGGTTCAAGAGTGATTTCTTATGTTGGTGAAATAGGAAATGAGGTTGGTGCTGAGTATTGTAGGGTTTTTACTAAAGATACTCCATTCCTTCAATATAATGATTTACAAAAGACCGATGGTATGACAACCGAGGGACGTAGGTTCTCTTATTCGGTGTTTGATAAAACATACAATCTGAACATCGTTCCCAATAGGAGAAATGGGGGACAAGACTCAAGTAATCTTATAGGTGGTGCAAATGGTGCATATGCCAAGAAATACATGTTCTCAATTGAAAACCTTGCTTGGAGAACTTCGAAAATGTTTGAAGACTTAGCGGATTGTGAAAAAGGACCCAACGGAGGTAGAGTTATGTGGTTCCCACCATATGGATTGACCGTGAACGAAAACGTAAGTACGGGGTGGAATACGTCTGAGTTTTTAGGTAGACCTGAACCAATTTATACTTACAAATCAACTCAAAGGACAGGTACATTGTCTTGGAAAATTATCGTTGACCATCCATCTGTTTTGAATGTCATAGTTAATAAAGTTCTCAAAGATCAAACAAAGAAAAACATTATTGATGGACTTATTAATTCATTTATGGCGGGTTGTACAAAATACGACTTGTATGAATTGGCTAAGAAATATGCCACAATCAATAGATCTGATCTTTATGAGATCCAAAGGATGTTAACAAATCCTGCGGTTACTAAGGAAGAAATCTTGGAAGCCAATGCTCAACTGAACGTAGGTATTCCTGCTCCCACGAACAAAACCAATCCAGCTCCTGAACAAAAGGACACAACTCCAAGTTTGGATCAGTATAAAAATTCTGCGGTGTACTTCGAAAATGATATTCCTAAGAAAGGATCTGTTGGTAGTTATGGTGGATATTATACAACTTATGTATCTGCGGCTAATCAGGCAACATACAAAAAAAACGCAACAGGACCAAATGGTAAAAAGGAAACTACAGCTCCTGAACAAGTTCAGAACATGTTTACAAGTGGTGTAATTTCTAGCTTCAGTAAATTGAACAACACTTCAGCTTTCTACAATGAATTGAAGAAAATTTTAGATGACGGGTATAAGGTTGTGATTAATATTGAAGGTGGTGCTTCTGCCCCTGCAACAACAAACTACAACAATGAATTGGGTCAGAGACGTGGACAATCCCTTGTAGAGTATTACAAAGAGACAGATCTGAACAAATATATTACGGAAAAGAAAACTCTAAGTTTCGATATCAAATCGGTAGGTGAGCAAGGAACGACAGATGCGGGTGGTGCGCCACAAGCGGGAACAACAAACGTACAAACCTTAGGAACCAATCAAATTAATTGTACAAGTGGTAAAGGTGATGTTGGTGATAAAGATATCTATACAAGAAACGCGATGGCTTGTAGAAGAGCGAAGATTACGAACATAACAGTAATTCCTAAGACTTCGGATCCACAACAAAATAAAACAACAACACAAACGATATCTTCTGCGGTACCACCAGGACAAGCACCACAAGCTATACAAGGTTCCACTCAAACAAACATACAAGGTCCAACCGAAACTGTGACTGAAGTTCAAAGGGATAACATCACAAAAAGAGTTTTGAGAAAATTCTTGACTGAGTGTGATTATTTCGAGGTTATCAAAGAGGAGACACCAATGGTGTACGATAACTTAAAAGATAAATTACAGTTTTTCGATCCGGCATTCCACTCGATGACTCCTGAGGGATTAAACTCAAGACTAACCTTCCTTCAACAATGTATGAGGCCAGGAGAATCCATACCAACAATTAAGGAGGTCAACGGACAGACAACTGTACAATATGACCAAGCGGTAAATACTGCATTTGGTGCTCCACCAATCTTAATCCTAAGAGTTGGAGATTTCTATAACATCAAAATAGCACCAACGAGTCTTGCAATAACTTATGAACCATTGTTGGATATAAATCCTGAGGGTATTGGTGTTCAACCGATGATTGCTAACATAAGCCTTGGATTCAACTTTATCGGAGGTGCTGGACTGAAAGAACCTGTTGATAAATTACAAAACGCTCTATCATTTAATTACTATGCGAATACAGAAATTTATGATGAGAGAGCCGACGCGACTGATATTGAGAGTGCACAAGCACTGGACGATGAGTTTATTAAAGGTGTTCAGGCTAATGAGACTCTTAACAACCTGAATGCAGTAAACAATAATAGTGCATACAACGGTAAGGGTAACAGTGAGACAATTGGTGTTATAACGAGAAGAGCCATTAATGATTCTCAATTAGATACGGGTGATATAAATTATAAAGAAATAATGAATGCGTTATTAGATTCATCTCAGACTTTCTTTACAAACACAATTAATCAATCTAAGACCATTGTTAACCAATATGGTGGTGTTATGCTTCAACAGTGGGGGTATCAAAGATATTACATGGAGGGATTGATTAATTCTGATGGAGTAACCGCAAATAACTTGGTTGGAAAGTCACAGAACATCGAAAAGAGAATGAATAAATTCTTCACTGACTATGAAACAAGTATTAATAATGGATCAAACGGATTTATAAATTACTTAGAAAGTACAAACTTCAACTTTTCAAACAAATTAATCAGAGTAGTTAAGAAAAACTTTGCAAGTTATATCAATGAAAGAAGGGCCAATTATTATAATGCGATTACCACGACCATACAAGAATCGACACAACAACAATTAAACTTGACTGCAGTATTGAATAGATTGAACGTATTATATCAAGAAAGCGGTCAATTCCTATATGATGGATACGCACTAGAGAATGGTACAATCAAAATGTATCAATGTACGCCAACAACAGAAGTCGATCCATCAAGTCAGAATCCACCAAATACTGACACGTATATTGAAATGAAGAACGATATAACTAAAGTTGCTGTTGCTTTGAAAGGATTCAATGAAAAAATAGCCACGGATTTTTCCTATAACATTACAGGAGGATCTATCAAGGGTAGTGTGATCAAAAACGGATTGAATAATCAAGGTGGACTTGAGACAAACGTATTCGAGGCTTTGACAAACCCTCAAAACCCTGTTGGATCAGGATTCTTTTGGAATGAAAATGGTGTTACAAATAAGATAGGATATATGATTATGAATAATGTTATTCTCGACGATAAAGAATATCAAAATTTCAGGTCAAAAATGTTAGACGATATTGTAAACAAGGTAGAGTTGAAAGGTGATGGTAATCAAGAAATTGCTCGAGTATTTGATGATTATTGGAAAGACAAGATTAAACCGATCTACTTAGCAGAAACAAAGGCAACCCAAACTTTAATTAAAAAGTTTGAAAAAGAAAAAGCGGCTGACTTTATGAAGTTTACGCCTTATACTAAGAATAAACCAAGGAAGTTCACATTCGTACAACTTACTTCTCCATCTGATAGTCAGAAGAACTCTATCAAGAATTTAGGTAAGACAGTTAATACCAATACAAGTAATGTGACTTGGAATAATAAAGTGAAATTCAACTAATGGGAGGTCAATACTATAACAGATATCAGGAATTTCTTATCAACGGAGAACAGACTGTTGTACCTTTCGTCACTTTGCCAAACAAGCCAACTGACAAAGTTCATATCTTTAAGGTTAATAGAAGTAGACTTGATAAAGTATCTGAGGAATATTATGGGTCACCATATTTCGGATGGTTAATTCTACAAGCCAATCCACAATTTGGTGGGTTAGAACAAAACATTTTTGACGGTGCTTTTTTGGTTATTCCATACCCATTGATTACTTCACTTCAGGATTATAAAGCGGCTTTGGATAACCATTTCTTATATTATGGCAGGTAACAGTATATTCACAGGACAAGACGGAAACATTTATGTGGACTTCGACGTTCAAAATTTCATTGTGGTTGACCCCAACAAAATTGTAGATAATAAGGGGAAAATCAAAGAAAGGGCTGTTGCTCAAGAAAATTTGGTAATGTATGCCAACTTGGAAACGAAACTTCTACCGAGAACAAAGCTTGCCGTAGGACAAACAAAACAAGATCAAATCAACACAGTTTCAATTGCTGAGATCAATTTCATGAAACCAGGAGGTCAGAAGTATCTGACAAACGATTACACTAACGAAATAACAGGTTTGGGAGCCTTGAATAAAGGTACAACAAACAAATCTGCGGCTTCATTTAACCCTTCGAATGGACAAAAACCTGTTGCCAACGTTGAAAGTGGATTACCAAGACAGGGTCAGAATGATACAGGACTATTAGGTATAACTTCGATCAATTGTAAAGTAGACACATCTTTCGTACCACAAGTTACTATAGAACTTGAGGATGTTCAGGGAAGAGCTTTATTTGAAAAAGGAGATTTATCACCTTACGCAGCATTTTTTCAACTTCCTTACCCTCCGTTCTATTTAACTCTCAAAGGGTTTTATGGACAAGCAATAAGATATCAATTGAATCTGATATCATTCAATGCAAGATTTAATACGTATTCAGGTAACTACCAAGTCACTCTGCAATTTTATGGATATAAGTTCAATATTCTAAATGAGATTGCAATCCAATCCATTCTAGCCGTGCCCCACATGTACTCAACACAATACACCATAAGTAAACCTTTATCTGATAGCACTAACTCCGCATCCATAACACAGATCGAGGAAGGTGGTACTGCAAAGATACATGAAGTTTATAGAGATTATAAACAGAAGGGTTTGATACCAATGGATTTTCCAGAGCTGGCGGTGGATGAGTTATTGAACAGATTGGAAATGTTTGAAATCAATCTACAGAATTCTTGGACTAAAGAAGATGTTTCTTCACTTACGGAAAGTGTAAATTTCAAAAACAATTTGAATGCCTTTTTGGGGGAAATTTACACCTATAAAGATTCATGGTTCGAAACAAACTGTGACAAGGAAAAGGCTATCATCGTTAAGGGGGCGGGTGAAACACTGTATCCTTTGAAAAAAACAGTACAAGACGGTGCAAATAGTACGGGAGAAAGTACTAAACAAAAAGCAGATGCCAGCTTAAAGGCTAAGGTTGATAGTAACAACAACGCTTTGGCGGTGAATTCAGTTTTTGGATCCGAGGGTGGAAAAAACAAAAACTTAGAGGTAAAAAGTACAATTACATATGAAAATATGTTTTTGGAGGTCGAAGCTAGTTCAATAGACTATGTAGCCACTTTCAAAATTAGGAAAAAGGTAGATAGAGCCCCATCACCCGAAGAGGAGGCTTTACTCAGAACACAGGTCGCCACAGAATTATTATTGAAATTAGAATTCAATGATCAAGGACAAGAAAAAAGTGACAAGGTGAAAT